TTACATCCACATAATTTGCTGCCCTGACGGCAACGGGTGCGGCCTTACGGCGTGGACTTCTCCCGGCTTCACGATGTATCGCTGTACCGACTCATAGGTGATGAACGTGGCGCTGCAATTCACGTTCTGACACTGGTGATAACGCTCTTTTGTCGTGTCAGTGATATAGCGGCTTGTACGCGCATGTGCGGCATGCTGGCATAAAGGACAATGAAACATCGCGAGCACCTCTTCCGGTTTTGTTGACGGTGCCATTTTAGTTAATTTATCCTTATAAAACAAACAGATAAATAAAACACATCACTCATCACCTTCTGTTTCGTACTCCACATCAGAAAGCCTGACCTCAAGCTCTAAGGACGTCGTGAAGCCGCTATTATTCAGAAAATGTGTCACCTTAGTGATTGTCCAGTCCTGCTCGTCTATGACGCGCTTAAAGCCTGACACTTTGACCGGCGTTTCCGTGTAAATATCTGCCCGACCGGTAGCCAGACTGATGGAGAACTCCGCAACGCCCCGTTGCAGCTTATCCCACTTCGCCTGAGCGGCGCGCATGGCCTGCGCTTTCGTGGCATATACCGTGGTCAGGGCAAAAACGTTGTCAGCCTCACCAGCCATGTATTCACCTTCGCGCGCTTCCGGTACTTTTGGCGCTTTCTTCTGCGTGACTGGTTTCGCTTTCGGGTGCTCCAGTGCGCGCAGGTGTTTCTCTTTCTTTTTGCGTTTCAGTTTTACCTTCTGCTTTTGTGGCTTCGGGTCTTTGGTGTGTAACCACTTTGCCGTTACGCCGGTATAGGCTCCACGGTCAGCAATCGCAAAATGATGGCGGTCGCCGTCGCTGCGGGTTATGGTGACCTGCGGGATTTTTTTACCGCTGGCCGTCACCCCCTGCCCCGCTTTGAGAAACAACAGTTTTCCCATTTTTACCGACACCTCACCGCCGTTGCGTTCAGCAAGACGGGTCAGGAATTTCGCATCTGACTCCTGCGACTGGTCAATGTGCGGGATTTTAATTCCGGCCAGTGGCGGAGCGACACTGGCTTCCAGCCTGTTACGGGAGGCTATCGCTTCAACAATCGCACCGAGCGTGGTGTCATGCCAGGAGCCTTCACGGCGGGAATTGAGCGTCCCGCGAAAATCTGCACTCCGGGCGCGGATGGTGACCACATCCGGCGCGCCCCGGTGTTCAACCTCATCAACGGTAAATTTCCCTTTGCACACCAGGGCAAAACCTTTCCAGCCGATATACACCGTCAGGACAGCGCCACGAACCGGCAGCCCGACCTGCCCGTCGGCATCGTTCAGTTCAATATCAAGCTGGTCAGCCTCAAAGCCCCGGTTATCCGTCAGGGTCATGCTCATCAGACGGTCGCTGATATTGCCGGTAATATCCCTGCTGTCGAGCATCAGCATGTAATCCGGCGTCAGCGTACTGCCTGCATCAAATGTCAGCGCATCCAGCATTATCCCGCCCCCGTCATACCCGTGAATTTAGTCGCCATACTGCCAGCCTTACCGATGAGCGATTCCGCCTGTTTACCGATATCGCCATAAAGCGCGGCCAGTGATTCATCAACGCGGGTGAGCGACAGCGTAAAATCAATTTTCCGGGGTGTGCCGTCTGCAAAGAAAATACTCCCTGTTTCACTCACCCTGCTGATGACATACATGCCGTAAATCATGCCGGTGCCATCCAGCAACGGCCACGCCCGGCCTTCCTCTGCCATCAGCCTGAGCGTGGTCATCGTCAGCTTTCCGCCGGTCAGTTCGGGATAAAGCACACCGGCAAGCGTGATGTTTTCCTCGCCAACACCGAGAAACTGAAAGGCATCCCGTTTACCGATACGGGAATTTGACGGCCAGCGATAATCTGATTCACGCTGCATGGTCTGGTGTGGCAGCGTCTGGCGCATAAAAACAAACATACCTAACGCGAGCATCATTTTTCGTCACCTCCTTAACCGTCATGCATCATGCTGGCACGGGCGCGCGCACGTTTATCCCGCTCGTATTTTTCGAGCGCATCCTGTAACTGGCGGTCAAGCTGTGTCCCCGGCGCAGTACCACCCGTCAGGCTGATGTGATATTCGTTTTTACTCTGGTCTACATAAGAGCGGCCAGCCGGTGCCGTGACCGGCTGATAAGCCTGATAACCTGCATAAGAGCTGGTCGCCGGAATATAACCACCGCTGCCATACGTGGCGGCTTGAGTTCTGGCGGCGGTCTGGTCAAGTGTGTCTGACTCTTTGTTGATAACACCGAGTTTTTCCAGTACCCAGTCAATACCACTGCGCAGTTTGTTGAACGCATTAAGCGGCAGCATCAGCGCGTCAGCCAGTGCCTGCCCGAACATGACGCCCGTGTCACGGCAACGGTTCAGGGTGTCCTGGGTGGCTTTGACCGGGGCAATCAGGTTTTTAAACCACTGCCACGCGGCCTGTAACTTTTCACCCAGCCAGTCAAACACCGGTTTAAGTGGCGTGAACAGTTCCCCCACTGGCGCAAATGCCGCTTTCAGCCCTTCCACCACACCGCCAAAGAATGCGCTGACAGGCTCCCAGTATTTACGGATAAGCAACGCCCCGGCGACAATGGCGGCCACCACGGCCACAACCGGCCAGCTAATCGCCCCGATGGCGGTCATAACAGCACTGCCAACCGTCGTGAAGATTGCCCCCATTGCGCCTGCTGCCGCGATGATGGCATTGATGCCGGTGATAACCGGCCAGGCTACGAGGCCAATGGCACCGATGACACCAATCAGTGCCAGTGCACCACCGACAATGATGCCGATGGTTGACGCCAGTGATTTGTTTTTCTGGATCCAGCCGTCGAGTTTTAACACATACTTTGTGGCCGTCTGCGTGAGATTACGCAGTGCGCCTTCCTGCTGGTCAAACAGGTCAGTCCCCACCGCCTCATAAGCGGACTGAAACTCCTTAAAGTCACCGCCGAGGTTGTCCTGCATGATATTTACCAGCTCTGCGGTCTTCCCGTCTGAGGCTTTAAACGCAGCGGTCAGTTTGTCCAGCTTTCCGGTTGAGGCGGCAGTCATCAGCACAGCGGCGGCTGAGCTGGCCTCCTCCCCGAAAATGGTTTTCATGTATTCAGCCTGCTGGGCAGTACCGAGCCGGTTTTTCTCAAAACTGGCCTGAATTTCTTTCAGAATGGTAAATATTGGCCGGGTGTTTCCCTTACTGTCTGAGGTTTTCACACCAAGTTCTTTGAGTGCATCCCATGCTTTTCCCGTCGGTGCCTGCAGACGGCTTAACACGGCACGGCTTCCCGTCCCCGCCATTGAGCCTGTGATTTTTGCATCATGCAGCGCCCCAACCATTGCGGCGGTTTCTTCAATGCTGACACCGGCATTTTTTGCCACAGGTGCGGCATAGGTCAGCGCATCGCTCATACCGTCAAAATCGGCGGCGGTTTTGTTCATCGTCATGGAGAGAACATCCCCGATATGAGCGACCTTATCGTTTGAAAGCTGAAAGGCGGATTTCATCCCCATCAGCAGGGCGGCGTTTTCTTCCATCGTGCGACGGTTCGCCAGCGCCATATTCAGCGTGACCGGCGTTGCCGCCTGAATGGCATCAACATCCCCACCCGCTTTCGCGATGATTATCTGTGCACCGGCCGCATCATCTGCTGAGGCGGCGGTGTTGTCGCCGAGCTGGCGCGCCTGTTTGCGTAGTGCGGCCATTTCGGTGGAGTCTTTTGCCACTCCGAGCACAGCCTGTAATTCTGAGTTTTTCTGCGCAAACTCATAACCGGGCATCAGCAGCTTAACTCCGGCCATCGTTCCCGCAGCAGCAATCCCCACACCGGCAGCGCCCACTGAGGCCATATTTCCGGCCAGTTCCTTTCCTGCCTGATAACGCTGTTTGACTGCGTTAAGTTTTGCCTGTTGCGCACTGACACGCGCCAGCGCGTCACGCTGACGGTTAAGCTGTGCGGTGGTTTCACTGATACGGTTTTTCAGTCCCTGCTCATCATGTGCAAGATTGCGGGTATTAATTCCCACAACGGCCAGTTCCCGCTGCTGGCGTTTAACGGAATCCGTCAGGCGGTTATATTTCGCCTGTAAGTCCTCCGCCGCACGCTTTGCGGATTCCAGCACTTTCGCCTGAGCACGGGTCGGTCGTTCGGTATTTTTAAACTGTGTGGCAAGGGCTTCGGCTTCCTGCCGCGCCTTTTCAAGTGCATGACCAGTCACGGCAAGCTGTGCACTGGTCTTGCGAAATCCCTCAATACGGGATGCGTGACCGTTCAGCTCGCGCAGTGATTTTTGTGTTTCCCGGATATCCCCCGACAGCGACTTACTCGCTGTGCGAATGGATTTAAACGGGCGGGATGCCTGGTCAACAGCCCTGAGCAATACCTGTAATTTTACATTGTTACTCATTCGTGTTTCCGCTTCGCCGGAGCGCCTTTTCGCGCCATGTGATGAGTTCGGTCAGGCTCATGGGATACAGTTCTGATGGCGGCCAGTGAAATATCACTGCCACATCCGCCATCAGGTCATCGACCGAGAGATTTTTCGGAAACGTCACTGCACCGAGTTCGGCGACAAAAAACCGACCACCTTACCGGCCAGCGCCACAAGGTCAGGCAGTTCCAGTGCGGCGACTTCCTGCTCGGTCAGCATCGGTGCCGTCATGCGCGGCAACACCTTAATCAGTGCATCGACTTCGGAGTTTGCGACCGCTGCCAGACTGACACCGCGCAGCGTCCCGGCATTGGGTTTCATCAGCGTGACCTGTTCGATGACCTGCTCACCACGCTTGACCGGATTTTCCAGGGTAATGACATTTTCTTTGTTCATGGTTTTCTCACTTCTGAATCAGGGTTAACCGGTCAGCCTGGCTGACCGGATGAAAATCACAGGCCGATATTGCGGCGGTGTTGCTCCAGCCGGTCGATGCCGTTCACCTTCTCAATCATGTTGATGGTGTCGATTTCGACCAGCTCCTTACCGTCCATCGTCAGCCGGAAATAGGTGCAGACCACGGAGATTTTCGACTCGGTGTCTTCTCCCTGTTTACCCTCACCGGTGTCGATTTCTTTCTGACGGCCACGCATGACCACTTCGACGGCCACCGTTTCGCCGGTATCGTCGCGCTGGTAAGAGCCTGCAAAACGAATCGGCACGGCATCCACGCCGGTTGCGGCGTAAAGCTCCCAGATAACCGAATCCGGGAAGCCCCCGAGCGACCACTCCATTGACAGCGCATCGTCATCAAGGCCGAGGTCTACCGGTGCGCTGCCGTTCATCCCCGCACCGCGATAGTTTTCGAGCTTACGGGTCAGTTTTGGCAGCGTGACGGACTTTGCAACGCCCTGATAGCTGTAGCCGTTCAGAAAGACGTTCATTAACTTGAGTTTGCGCGGCATTGCCATCGGTCAGGCTCCTTAATTGCTGTTAACCGAGGTGACCAGATTTGCCAGGTATTTATCGGTAATACGCTGGCGCAGGGTCAGGTTTTCAAGAGGAGGCACCGGGGTATAGTCGTAGTCGATATACAGTTTTCCGGCCTTAAGGGTTTCCGCATCGTTGGATTCTTCGCTGAACCAGCAGGTCGCATCCACGATATAGCCGTTTGTTTTCAGCTCACGGAATTTGGCATTGATGCCGTCAACGATGTCGCGAATCAGCGTTGCGGTGATGGGCTTGTCCACCGCCCACATGTGCGCTTCAGCCATCGTGTCGGCCAGCACCTGCGCGGTGCGGGTGTAGTTTTCAAAGAGGAACAGCGGGTCATCAGAGCAGGTACGGTTACCCCAGAAGCGGAAACCGTCGCGGCGAATCAGCGTTGTGACGCCTGACTCGTTCAGCAGGTCAGCATCGGTGCCGGACTCCTGCAAATCCCAGAATACAGATGCGCTGATGCCGGTAACACCGTTCACCCCGACGTTGGACAGCGTTTTATGCCATCCCTGCTCCTGGTCGATTTTGGCACGCAGCCCCAGCGCACGGGCGGTGGCATACGCGGTGGCGGTGGTACTGGTGACCGTATCCCATGCGAGGAAATCCGGCCAGATGACCATCAGCTCACGCTGGCTGAAATTCTGGCGGTAAGCTTTCACCTCGGAAATGGTCTTACAGCCCCATGCGCTGATATACCCGAAAGCGCGCAGCTTCTGACAGACTGATGCCAGTGCAACAGCCACCTCTTTGGTATCCAGCCCCGGCACACCGAGAATACGCGGTTTAACACCGGTTACCGATTCCGCCGCCAGCAGGGCTTTCAGTCCGGTGTACTGACCGTTTTCGTCAGTGGTGCCGATGATATTGGAAACGGTCTGCGCGAGTTTCGTTTCTTCGTCGTCGCCGGTGCCGTCTTCCACGCGCACGACAACGGTGACCGGTTTTGACTGGTCGGCGATGGCCTGCAACGATGCCGCCAGCGTGCCTTTTTTACCGGCCTTTGCAATTGCGCTCTGCACATTGGTAATCAGCACCGGTTTATTGAGGGGGAAGGTTTCCGCATCCGCATCGCTGGCCGTGCAGACCATGCCGACAATGGCGGTGGATACGGTGGAAATGACGCGGGTGCCGTCGTTAATCTCCAGCACCTGCACTCCGTGATGATAATCACTCATCCGTTTAACTCCGTGGTTAATGGGTGAGTGGTATTTTCAGTTGTACAGGGCATGAGACGCTATTTGTCCTGACTGGTCAGTGGATGAAACAACAGATAAAGAAAAGGCGGGCAATCCGCCCGCCTGTATTTATTGTGGTAGTTCCGGCCATTCAGGATTTGCAGGATCCACACGACTGACCAGAACGCTGTAGCGTTCCCATGCCTCCAGTCGGCTGCGCTCCTCATCTGTTGCCATATTCAGCCTGACCGCACGCTCCAGCGGCTGAATCAATGCCTCAGCTTCTGCAAGCAAGGTTGACTTTCGGACTTCGGCTTGCTGCTGCCGTTCTGCATCCGTATATACACGTTTAATTACAGTGTCATCTTTGAACATCCAGTTACCTGAAATATCAGCGCGACGGTTGGCGGTTATATTCGGTAACTCAACAACACTCAAGCCATCAGGGTTGAGCATTGACACATCTTTCTCAATGCAACGAATAATACCGTTCTCGTCGTAGGCCATTTTTAAAGTGTCTGGCTGGAAATTCTTTTGTTCCTCATACCAGTTTTTACCATCATCTGACCATAGCCAGACAATATTAAATCGTTTGGTTAATTCATATTGTTCAATAGTTTTTGGATTCCCTGCCTTAATATTTTTTAAATGCATCATCATTAAATACTCCCTGCGTTATACCATGTGCCATTAATACAATACTGAACAGGTCTTGCCTGCGCGATATCAATTAATTCATCAGTATTACTATTGACGACACCAGTAAGAACATGCCCTGACCTGTCATGCCAGCCAGTACCATTCCACGTTGGAAGGGATGACAAACCACCTAAGCGAATACCTGTAATAAAACGCGAATTACATTCCGCCTGAGTATAAGCACCAATATCACCTGCCGATGGTTTATGAGCTGTCGTATAAATTTGCGCCCATCCAGACCATTGAGCATCATCTGTATCCCGCCTTGAACGGATATATGCTGGCGCGTAACCTCCACTGGTGCCGCTCCAGCCGATAAGTAACTCACCTTCTCCAACTGCGGACACTCCCGTAAGATGAAGCACATTGCCATAGGCGTAAGGGTAGCCATTGTTATATGCCTCATACATCTGAATACCAGGCGTCCCCTTTGCACTCCCGCTTAATGCTGTGACGCGATTCCGGGATACCAGCGTATTAATATTTATATCGCCGGTGCCATCAAATTTGACACCATTAATATTTCGTGCCGTTTTCAGCTTTGTAGCTGTAGCAGCATTGCCGGACAGTTCGCCTGAAAGACCGGCGCTGAAGGTTTGTTTCGCCGCCCATGTCTGAGCTTCGTCGATAATTGGCACACGTCTTGTCGTGATCGTGCGGCTTCCCGGATTTCCTGAAATACGCACCATAAAAAAGCGGTAGTTCGCTTTACTTACAGTGCTGCGCCACACATGCATTGAGCGCCCCGTACCGGAATCATCACTCGGACCGACTGAGATGTTTATCAGGTTGCCATCAATGACGCCCCAGTCCATACCGTCGGGAATATTGGTCATGTTATCAAGCCGAACGGTTATCAGACTGCCCGGCACAAAATCGTAGGTCTGCCAGTCCAGGCTGGTGAGTTTTGCCACTGCACCGCCGATACCCAGATTCAGGGGCAACGAAAAGGAGTTATATACTTCTCGCCATTCAGTCCATGTGCTCCCGGCGTAGATGCGCTCAAAAGTGCGCCCCTTTGTGGTTTCTGCTTTCCCTGTGGTTGTGTAACGCTGCCAGACAGATACACCATCAAAACGTCTGATTACTTCCAGTATCCCAAGCAGTGTCGCTCCAGCGGTATCCTGCATTGGACCGTTTGTCGCCTTCCCTGTAACGCTGTAAATACCTGGTGAAGTCACATCATTCAAATCCCCGTCGTAATAACGACTCTCTGACTGATGACCGACTCTTAACCACGGTTCCCACTGTGGATTCTCTGCATTCCATGTAGCAGAAAGGCAGCGAACATATACATTCCCACGGCGGGTCGTGTAGCGTTGCATGCGTGAGTACCCACCACCTTCAAGAACTTCAAGGAGTCCCTGACCATAACTTCCTTCTTCCGGATAGTTGCGGTCAAATGAAGCGATAGAGCCACTACTGTTTCGCCATAAGCCAAGATGCTCTGCGTCTCCGAGCGTGTTCAGGTCAATGGTTGTACTCAGGGGGCGTGTTGCTGACTGAATCTGACGCCAGTAGCTCCACGGACCGTCTGAGCCATTCCAGGTGCCAGAAAGGTTGCGCATATAAACATTGCCAGTTCTGGTGGTATAACGCTGCATTCCTGCAAAATTACCGCCATTGAATACCTCAAGAACACCGACTGCACCGTCTTCAGGGAAATTTTTCTCCAGTGTTGCGTTGGAGGATGTGGATTTATACCAGACACCCACATAAGCCTTAACAGGACCAAACGTATTCAGATCAGCATCAACCGGCATTTCGCCATTGTTTTTCATAAACGTCAGGCTGGTAACGCCAACATTGTCCAGAAAAGCTGATTTATCCTGGATATCTGCACCATTCTGATTTTTCGCCAGACGTGAATTTGCGTTGTCATTTGCTGCCTTGACCGCTTTTGGCGTTGCCGCCAATGACTCACTGGTGCTGTTTGTTGCACTGCTTAACTGAGTAAAGCCTTTTTCTGTCAGCGTGGCGTCAGGATGGCGGCGGGACTGCTCATGCTCTGCGATTTTGTCATCGACGTAATCCTGCGTCGCCATCACCGTGCTGGCATCAATACTCAGTTCAACGGACGCCACGTTGCTGAGAATAATAACCATGCGGCAGGTCTGCGCACGTCCGGAGCCTTCAGCCAGTTCTGGCTTATAGCTTTCTGCCATGTTGGATACCGCAATCAGTGTTCCGGCATCGTCATACAGACCAAGCTCACGCATCCAGAAGCCGCCCACTTCGGGCGGTACAACCAGTTCAGCCACGATATAGTTTTTATTCTTGTTATCCACGCTGACTTTATTCAGAGCGTGACGCCAGACCTCATGCACCAGTTTCGTCTGACCGGCATCCGGCACCGGTAATTTGCCATTACCGTCACCCACGGCCATTGCAGACAGGTTTACTTTTTTCCCGCCGGGGACAGTGGCGGCTGCCAGCTTTGCGGCTCCGGCAGTAGTGATAACGGTTTTAAATTTCGTGCTCATTGTTTCTCACTTATCCGGGATAAACAGTAATAACATCACCATCACAGACCACACCGCCTGTATACAGATAGCCGGGAATGTCCTGGATAATGTTCAGACCGATAAGGTGGCGACTTGCGGGTTTGGCATCGGCAATCAGCCGTTCCATTTCCAGATACATCTCCTCCGTGATGCCGCTTTCCAGTACGCCGATATCAAGGCGGAAGGTTCCGGGCGGGTCGTTTGTCTCCCACCATTCCTTTACGTTAATGAGATAGCCGAGCGGCTCCACCACACGCCGGATTGCGCCGATAGTGCCTTTATGACAGTGGATGAAATAGGCATCGCGGATAACGGCGCGTTTTGTCGCTTCCGGCCACTTTTCATCCCACCTGTCGACCGAAAACGCCCACGCCAGCCACGGCAGCAGATTTGCCGGACAGGAGTCCGGGTTCCACAGCTCACGAATACTGACCGGTGTTTTTTCAATTTCCGCACAGGCTTTTGCGGCGGCGACCTCAAGCGGTGATGAGCCGGTCGGCAGCAGTCGCGAATCACTCATCCGAGCCTCCGGTCACGACGCTGTATTCGGTGCAGAAAGACGCCTGCGTACTGTTGAGCACGATGTCAGCCAGCGGTGCAGTCAGTTCGACACGCTGCACGCCTTCCACATGCAAAGCGGCATAAATGGCAGACAGACGAATGTCGCGCCCCAGCCGGTGCTGTGCCGTGATGTACGCTTCCAGTTTTTTCACGGCGGCGGCGCGGATGGGTTCGCTTTCTGGACCAGGGTAAAGATACAGCGTGGCGTTTATCTGGTATTCAACAATGGCGGCAGACTGCACGGTCACACGGTCAGCCACCGGCCTGACGTCCTCGCCATTAAGAGCGTTACGCACCACAGCCAGCAGGTCTTCGGATGCGACACCGTTATTTTCTCGGGACAGCACGGAGATAGTGACACAGGCCGGAGACGGACTGGTGACAGAGATATCCGCGACACGCCCGTCGGCACTGCGACCATGATACTGATAGGCTCCCACCGACCCGGCAACGCTTAAACCTTCAAACGCCTGCTGAATACGCAGACGATAATCGGTGTCAGATTCCATCACTGCCGGTGTCGGCGGGATGGTCGAATCATCTGCCGGGATGATAATCAGGCGTGTGGTGTTGTAATTGGCACCAATCACATCAAGGTCATTACCGGCGGCACAGGCCAGCATCACCGCCCGTGCGGCCTCATTCACACGCTGACGCCAGATAAGCTCACGATAAGCATTTTCTTCCAGCAGTTTGACGAGAGGCTCCGATTCCAGCGTCAGGGTACGGGCGACCGCCTCCTGCTGGTCTTCCGGGTAAAGGGAAATCAGTGTCGCCTTGCGTTCGGCAAGAATGGTTTCAAAGTCCAGCTCCTCGACCACATCCGGTGCGGGTAGCTGGTTCAGGTCGATAATCGGCATGGTTTCAACTCACAGGGATGGTTAACGAAAGTGGCTGACCGGTGTCGTTGTGCTGACCGGTTAACGTGACCGTCATTCGCCCGTCAAAACTGCGCGCCGTGGTGACGGATGACAGGGTGACGCGGGGTTCCCATTTCAGCACCGCCATGTAACAGGCGACCTTAATCTGCAACTCAAGCGCCGGGGTCTGCGGCTGGTCAATCATTGACGCCAGCAACGAGCCGTAATCACGACGCATCACCCGTGAGCCGACCGGTGTACGCAGGATATCGCCGATACTCTGGCTGATATGCTCAAGGTCAGTGACAGTCAGGCCATCACTGCGACTCATTCCGAGATAACGCGCTGTCATAAAGGACTCCCGGTTGTGCCGCCGCTGTCGCCGGGGTGTTTATGGGTATGCAGTACCTTACCGTTTGATGAAAGTTCACCACCGGTGTGTTCAATGTTGCCGCGCATCGTCCCGCCCTTCTGCACTTCCAGCGTGCCGGTGATCAGCCTGTTTGTGCAGACCACCTCCGGCGTGTCCAGAGTGACGCGGGTTGATGCTTTCACCGTGACCACCGGCACCGTGGCAGTAACAGAATCAGAAGCCGTCACGCTGGCCGTTTTAATTCCGCTTACCGTGAGTGCACTGGTTTCAGGTTCATACTCAATCACCGCCCCGTCAGGGAAACGGATATGCAGGGCATCCGCCGACGCAGACGGCGCGGGGTTATCGCCGGAATAAATCCCCGGCAGAACGAACGCCGTGTCGAGTTCACCGCCCACGGCCAGAATCAGCACCTGTTCCCCCACGGAAGGTGCCCACCATGTGCGCGAACGTCCTGCGCGATGGGTCAGCCACTGAAGCCAGTCGGTGCACATACCGCCGGTCTGCACACGGCAGCGACCGGCGTTAAGGTCGGTTTCGACGATAATGCCGGTGCGGATCATGTTGCGCAGTGCGCGCGCGAGTTCCTGAATATTTGCGAGAGTGTTCATAACGGGAAGGATGCCGCCGGGTCATACCGGCGGCAATGTGACGATGAGGTGTCAGGAATGGCACAACTAACGGTCGAGGTGAGCAAGGATAATCTCTTCAATCATCTGCACATCCTCACCGGTAAAGCCGAGCAGAGGACGCGCCGGATAATCAATTTTCTTACCGTCTTTCCGGTTTTCTTCCGACAGGCCGAACTGATGCACACTGGCGATTTTCGGTGACTTTCCGCCGTAAAACTCCATTGATGCCTGTTCAGGGCTGGCGCGGATATGCAAAAAACGACTGGTGATAAGTTTCGCAAACATTTTTCGCTTAACGCGACCGGTCTTTTTTCTGGCGCTCTGCTGCTGGCGTGGCGCGTAGGGTGTGCCGTCCGGAGCTTTCTGTGCCATCACCCGGCGCTGCTGACTCTGACGCAGACGTTTCGCCAGTTCGGCGCTCAGTCGCCGACGCCCTGACGGTGACAGCGATTCAATAAGTCCCGCCAGCCGGTCTTCAAAACGCTTAAACTCATTCATCCCACTTGCTCACCAGTTCGCCATTGATATAAAGCTCCATCGGGCGGGTGACCGGCTCCGGCGGCGGGGGTTCCGGGATATTCTTCACATGCAGTGCGCCGCCAACCTCACTGACCAGCGTGCGCTCGGTCAGCATCAGGCTGATACTGATATCAAAGCTGCTGTCATTGTTGATGTCTACATAAAACGTGAAGCCCTTTTTCTGGCCTTCGTCGGTGGTCATGATGTCGGGCTGATTTTCCCGCAGCCACGCCAGCACCGGCACAATGAGCAGGTCAAAATCACCGGTAAAGTCGGTCACAATCACATTGAGCGTGTAACGCTTTTCGAATGACAACGACGCCGCCAGTGTGGAGGCAATACTCCCGTTATCCACGAAAATCCGCAGCATCTCGGGACTGGTTTTCAGCACCGTGACGGCATCAGTCAGCGCCCTGCGCAGGCTGTCGGGTTTGAGCATCGTTTTCGTCCTGACAGTGTTTAATCATTTTTACCTGGCTGGCACAGCGTGCCAGCGCGTTCTCAAGCTGCCGGATATCGGCACTTAAATCGCCGTTCGTCTGCGGGTCACTGCCCGGCATCGGGCAAAGGCTCACTTTCGGGCAGGCGTTGGCGACAATCACTGGCGTCAGTGCAGGCCGGACGCTGGTGCAACCGGCGCACAGCATCAGGCAGGTCAGCGCCATACCAGCGGCGAAAATCCTCGTTTTCATTAAGTAACCTCGTGATGGTTTTCTCGCGCTGTGCTTCACGTTTCGCGGCGTTCTCCAGTTCCTGACGCAGTGCCACCTGCGCCAGCTCGTTTTTGTCTGCCCTGGTGAGGGCAACATGAAGCTGATTTTTCAGCATGGTGATGGTCGTCTGCTGCCCGCTGGCGACGTTGTTCGCCCTGCCCAGCGAGGCGCGCAGTCTGGCGTTTTCATGCTTCGCCAGAAACAGCCCCGCCACCGCCAGTGATAACAACACGACCAGCACAATCATCAGCTTTGACATAGTTCCCGCCCCTCAAAACGCTGACGACAGGCCGTACGTATCAGCCGGAAAAACAGCGATGCCACGAGATAAATCAGTGCGGTAAAAATCCACCCGGCAGCGACCAGCGAGATAAACGTCGCCACCATCACCACCAGAGCCGCCGCCCGTCTGCGCCACGGCACCGGCTGCAAAAACAGCGACGTGACAATCTTCACGGCCAGCGATTCCGGCGGCAGCTCCCGTCCGTAGCGTTCCAGCACATACTCAGTGGCATACACGCCGACACCACCGGCAACCACACAGATAACCGTCGCCAGAATCGCCCAGGCAGCGACAAAACTGACGGCCACGCTCTGCGGGTAAATCAGGGACAGTGCCAGCATCAGTGCCAGCGACACGTTCAGCATCAGTGAAAGGGATAATTTCTTCATGGTGTTTACTCCGTTTAAGCCGGTACGCCGCCAGCGGTACGCCAGACGGTGACCAGTTTTTCCAGTGAATGCTCACGCTGACCGTAACCGGCACCCGGCAGGGACGCCCAGATATTGCGACAGCGTGAAATGGCGCGCTCAATGCGTCCCGCCCGGATGTCCTCCAGCGCACCGCGTTCGCGGATCAACTGAATGGCGAGCCTGTCCTGTGACAACGGACTGAAATCCGGCAGGGCAAGCTGTTTGCGGTAGTGCGGCCAGAACAGGTAAAGCTGCTGATAGCGACCGGAGGCCGTGGATTTTTCACCGCGACGGTTAAACACCTTCGCCGGTCGGCCATGCGCGAACGGGTGGTCACTATAGTCGGTGAAAATTTCCGGCTTCCCGTCCAGTCCGGTGACTATCACGTCATAGCCCCGGTTTTTCGTCAGCGGATGATTCGCCGTCCCTTCGGACACCGCCAGCATGTCGAGAAAGGCGGCGATATTCTGATGCGTGTTAATTACCGGCATTACGGTTTCCCCCTGCCCTTAAAGCGGCGCTGAATGGCTATCTCAATCACCTGATAACCGGCGATACCCAGCATGGAGCCGATGCCGCACACCGCAGGCAGTGACAGGTCAGGAAACTGCACCAGAACAACACCGGCAACCATCGAGACAAAACCACCGAGCAACATGCGCCCGATAAACAGACGCGGGGTGATGGGTTCGCCACCGGCAAGCACCTTGCCGACAACAATCAGCACCCCAATCATGAAAAGCGACAGGACGCTTTTTTCTTCTGCTGTCATGCGTTACTCCCACAGATTGACAGTTTCAGCCACGGGCGCGGTCTGAACGTCGGGCAGTTCGACGGCGGTGCCGTGCGGCAGCACCGCACCCAGTTCAGCCAGTCCCGGATTTGCGGCGAGCACAGTCTCGACCACGCCCTCAGTGCGCCCGTAATACCGGACACAAATGGCGTCGAGCGTGTCGCCCTGTAGCGCAAAGGTCTTCATCAGATTTGACTCACGATGCAGCGCGGCTTGTCCTGGATGCGCGCCACTGCCCAGCGCATATCCCGCCACAGCTCATCAATGGTGCTGTCAATGCTGTCAACCTTCTTGTCGCCTTTCGCACTGGCATCCACGCCACGATAACGCTCATAAAGCGACGCGGTCGCCATCGCACACACGGCGCGCTCGTAGTAAAAAACTTTGATGTTTTCACCGTCGATGTCGTCCGCCGGGACGTCCGCCAGACGCGTAAAACCGGCGGCAATTTTCTGTTCGCGGTACTCGTACAGCTCCGCATTGGTCTCCGCCATGCCTGACTTGATGGCCTCACGCAGACGGGCGGGGGCGACGGTCTGCTCAAGGCGCATACGTTCCCGGACGCGCTTCGGGTCGATATCGGGAAAAAAGAACGTGTTTTTAATCACCGGCTCGTCGCCTGCCGGTTGCGGGATGACCACCGTACCCTCACCGGACACGGGAGCCTCCTTTCGCGGAATAATCAGCGTCATCATGACTACCTCTGAAAAGTCGGGCGGTGGACGCCGGTACAGCGTCAGGTGATTCACCCTCACTGACCGGCGTGCCGCCCTGGCGCGGGGCGCATTCGGTTGTTAACTGGCTTTCTTTTTCGGGCGTCCACGTTTTGCCGGTGTCACGCTCCGGGTCTTACGCGGGGCGCGGGGCGCTGCTTTGGGCTGCGGATCCGGCTTCGGTTTCAGCTCCCGCTCCAGTCGTTCAATCTCTTTTTTGACGCCGGCCTGACAGTCGAGCTGTGTCGCACGTTGCAGGTGCGCCAGCGCACCGGCGGCATCACCACCGTCACGCAGAAACAGACCGGTGATTTTATGCAGCTTTGCGCGCACTTCATCAGGCATGTCAGCCATGGCGGTCAGTTCGAGGGTGTCCGTCAGCAGGCGGGGATCCACAGACTCACCGGCAGCGTGGGCGCGCATGGCCGCGAGCGCCACCTCCTCGGTGAACATGTACGGCGGGGTGCGGCGGTGTTTACCCGGCATGGTCAGGCCGTACTTCAGGGCATAACGGGCAATCTCCAGCGCACCGGCAATATCGCCGGTATCCAGACGCCACAGCATGACTGTCATCAGAATGTCATCCTGTGCACCTTTGCCCTGCTCCAGCACGCCGTTCACCCACGGCAACCAGAACGGCAGCAGTTCGCGTTTTTTCGCGGCCTTCAGCTCTTTTGAATAAATCGCTTTCAGTGTGCGCTGGTCTGCGGCGAGCTTAACCAGCATCTGCTCATAGACAGTTGCATGTCGCAGCGGGGCGGCTTCCCGCTGCGCGGTCATCGCTGCCGAGACCCGCATCATGTGGCGCTGTGCGGGACTCGTCATCGGTTACGCTCCCGGCTCTGCGGTCGCCTTAGCCGGTGTGGAGAAATCACCGACCTTAATTTTTTCCACCAGACAACCGGCGGCGTAGTCTTCCACCACGTAATCAATGTTCATTGACTCGTAGTTCTCCACGCGGTCGAGTTTCGGGTTTTCCTCAATCACGCGGCGATGGCTGTCATCCATGTAGTAGATGGACAGGTTTTCCAGCTTCGTGATGAGCATCGCATCCGCCGGGAAGTACGGGACGCGTACCGCCGGCAGGTTACCGATGCGTTTCTGGCTGATGATGACGTCAGCGGCCAGCATTTCGCTGTTGTCCTGCTCCTTGTTAACGATGGGGAAATACTTGTCCGCCAGTAGCTGACGTCCCACAATCACCACAAGATCAGGGTCTTCCTGATACCACGGTTCAATCAGGTTGTTGGTCGCATCCATCACCAGTGCATCAAGGCTGGCATAATCACCGCCCTTACCCACGCGGATAACCTCAGAGGTGGTGCGGCCTTCCTCGTCAGTGACCTTGCTCATCACGCGCGCCGGGGCTTCATTGCGGTATTTCTGCAGCCAGCCGACCGCCACATCCTGCAGCATCGGATTGCTGCTGCGGTCAGAGGTTTCGGCACGCTTCACGCCGTTAAAACCGGCCATGATGAAATCAAGGGACTGGCGTTTGATAATGGCGTTACGGATACGGAGCTGGAAATCCTGATAACGCGCCCACAGGTCAAGCGTTTTGTAGCGGATATAAAAATCGAAGTTAATCTGGTCGCATTCGTACTTGTTAGACGCCAGCTTCGAGAAGTCCTTCGGCTGACGCTCGGTGCCACCGGCGGTGTCGGTGGTGCTGGCGATGGAGCCGGTGACACCGATACCAATTTTTTCCCCTTTCATTTCGCTGACCGGCACAATGTTGATGCGGGTCAGAAAATCAGAGGACTCCTGCATGGTGTTCATCAGGGTCTGGGTGACCGACGGTTCAACGGTGAATTTTTTCGACACATCACCGGCGTCGATGCCGTTCAGTTCGGCAACACGGGACAGGTAGGCATTAAATTTAAAGCGGGTTTCCTGGCGCATAGTTTTTCCTGAAATTAAGGGTTAATCGTGAAGGTTTTCCCGGACTGACTGACGCCAGTCAGCAGTTCGTCATCAGGGCGTCACCGCCACCGCCGGTGGCCTTGCTGCGGCGCTGCTGGGTCAGACTTTCGGTGTGGTCGAGACTGTTTTTCAGGCGGGTGAATGCCTGACTGGTTTCATCCGTCCTGTCAGTCACCTCCTGCTTAAGTGCGGAAAAGGCGGTTTCCATCTCTGCGAGGCGCTGCTCAGTGGCGCTCAGTTTTTCCTGCACATGTTCAGCAACAGCGGTCACCGCTTCATGCACGTCATTCAGACGGGCGTCATCGCTGGCCTGTTTGCGGCCAAAAATGGATTTCACCTTTTCGGTCAGGGCGGTGAACACGGTTTCAGGCAGGTCTTCAAATTCCAGCTCAACGGGCGTTGCCACTGAAATCAGGTTTTCAGGGCTTAATTTGAAGCGGTTCAGAGGGTTGTGTTTTGCCGTGCGGCAGAATTCCAGGTATTCCGTGCCGAGGCTCGCCGGGTCATCGGTGACGGCCAGACCCACCAGATAACATTTGCCGGTATTGGCAAAGTTCGGCTGAATTTCCATTGAGGTGTAGACCTTCTGCGCGGCCTTGTTCATCGCGATAAGGTCATCGGTCGGGGTGATTTTCGCAAACAGCGCCCATTTGCCTTTCAGCGCCGAATCGTCATCAATCTTTTCGGCCTTCAGTTCGGCCACATCGCCATAACGTTTAAAAATACCGTCAGGCAGGATGCCGCGCAGATGTTCCAGGTTAATGCGGCAACCATAGACACGCGGGTCAAAGGTTTCGGCCATTTCCTGAATATCCTGCGCACTGATGACACGCCCGTCACAGGTGTCACCCTCAACGCCGATACGAAAGAATTTTGAGACTTTTTTTGCCATTGTCAGGAGTCCTGAATAGTGATTAGAGGAGTCACATGTCGGCATCAGTTTCCCGACGATACGCATCCTCCGCCATCAGTCCCGGATGGCTTATCACTGACACAACAGCACCTTAGCGAATCGCGGGGCGCGACTCAGTAGCCTTGCCGTGTATTCATCACGGCGAGGTATTCATGACCATCACCACAGACACCACTCTTTTACACGACCCGCGTCGTCAGGCGGCGCTGCTGTACTGGCAGGGGTTTTCCGTACCGCAGATTGCCGCCATGTTGCAGATGAAACGCCCGACGGTGCAGAGCTGGAAACAACGCGACGGCTGGGACAGCGTTGCCCCCATCAGCCGTGTCGAAATGAGTCTGGAAGCGCGGCTGACCCAGCTCATCATCAAACCGCAGAAAACCGGTGGTGACTTCAAGGAAATTGACCTGCTCGGACGCCAGATTGAACGACTGGCACGGGTCAACCGCTACAGTCAGACCGGCAACGAGGCAGACCTTAATCCGAACGTCGCTAACCGCAACAAAGGCGGACGGCGCAAACCGAAAAAGAATTTTTTCAGTGACGAGGCCATCGAAAAGCTGGAGCAGATTTTCTTTGAGCAGTCTTTCGACTATCAGTTGCACTGGTATCGTGCCGGGCTTGAGCACCGCATCCGCGATATCCTGAAATCCCGCCAGATTGGCGCGACGTTTTATTTTTCCCGCGAGGCGCTGCTGCGCGCCCTGAAAACCGGTCATAACCAGATTTTTCTGTCGGCCAGTAAAACGCAGGCGTATGTGTTCCGTGAATACATCATCGCCTTTGCCCGGCTGGTTGACGTTGACCTGACCGGTGACCCGATTGTCCTGGGCAATAACGGCGCAAAACTGATTTTTCTCGGCACCAACTCCAACACCGCACAGAGCCATAACGGCGACCTGTACGTCGACGAGATTTTCTGGATCCCGAATTTTCAGGTACTGCGTAAGGTGGCATCAGGTATGGCCTCACAGAGTCACCTGCGCTCGACCTATTTCTCCACCCCGTCCACGCTGGCGCACGACGCCTACCCGTTCTGGTCGGGTGAACTGTTCAACCGGGGACGCGCCAGCGCCGCCGAACGCGTGGAAATCGACGTCAGTCATAACGCCCTTGCCGGAGGTCTTCTCTGTGCGGACGGCCAGTGGCGGCAGATTGTCACCATTGAGGACGCCCTGAAAGGTGGCTGCACGCTGTTCGACATTGAGCAGCTCAAACGTGAAAACAGCGCCGACGATTTTAAAAACCTGTTCATGTGTGAATTTGTTGACGACAAGGCGTCGGTATTCCCGTTCGAGGAGCTGCAACGCTGCATGGTCGACACGCTGGAAGAATGGGAAGACTATGCGCCGTTTGCCGCGAATCCGTTCGGCTCCCGCCCGGTATGGATTGGTTACGACCCGTCACACCGTGGCGACAGTGCCGGATGCGTGGTGCTGGCACCGCCGGTGGTGGCCGGTGGCAAATTCAGAATACTTGAGCGCCATCAGTGGAAAGGCATGGACTTTGCCACCCAGGCGGAATCCATCCGCAAACTCACCGAAAAATATAACGTCGAATACATCGGTATTGATGCCACCGGCCTCGGTGTCGGCGTGTTCCAGCTCGTGCGCTCGTTCTATCCCGCCGCGCGCGACATCCGCTACACGCCGGAAATGAAAACCGCAATGGTGCTCAAGGCAAAAGACGTTATCCGTCGTGGCTGTCTGGAATATGACGTCAGCGCCACCGACATCACCAGCTCGTTTATGGCTATCCGCAAGACCATGACCAGCAGCGGACGCAGCGCCACCTATGAGGCCAGCCGCAGCGAGGAAGCCAGCCACGCCGACCTCGCCTGGGCGACCATGCACGCCCTGTTAAATGAGCCACTCACTGCCGGTATCAGCACCCCGCTGACATCCACCATTCTGGAGTTTTACTGATGAGCAAGAAAAAAGGGAAAACACCGCGACCTGCGGCAAAAAAAAATGACCGCCAGCGCCCCGAAAATGGAGGCATTCACCTTTGGTGAGCCGGTGCCGGTACTCGACCGCCGTGACATTCTGGATTACGTCGAGTGCATCAGTAACGGCAGATGGTATGAGCCACCGGTCAGCTTTACCGGTCTGGCAAAAAGCCTGCGTGCTGCCGTGCATCACAGCTCACCGATTTACGTCAAACGTAATATTCTGGCCTCGACATTTATCCCGCATCCGTGGCTTTCGCAACAGGATTTCAGCCGCTTTGTGCTGGATTTTCTGGTGTTCGGTAATGCGTTTCTGGAAAAGCGATACAGCACCACCGGTAAGGTCATCAGACTGGAAACCTCACCGGCAAAATATACCCGCCGTGGTGTGGAGGAGGATGTTTACTGGTGGGTGCCGTCCTTCAACGAGCCGACACCTTTCACGCCCGGCTCAGTGTTTCACCTGCTGGAGCCGGATATTAATCAGGAGCTGTACGGCCTGCCGGAATATCTCAGCGCCCTTAACTCTGCCTGGCTGAATGAGTCGGCCACGCTGTTCCGCCGCAAGTATTACGAAAACGGCGCACATGCCGGATACATCATGTACGTCACCGATGCCGTGCAGGATCGCAACGATATCGAAATGCTTCGCGAAAACATGGTTAAGTCGAAAGGCCGCAATAACTTTAAAAATCTGTTTCTCTATGCCCCACAGGGGAAAGCCGACGGCATTAAAATTATCCCGCTCAGTGAAGTGGCAACGAAGGACGATTTTTTTAATATCAAAAAAGCCAGCGCCGCTGACCTGCTGGACGCGCACCGCATCCCCTTTCAGTTGATGGGGGGCAAGCCGGAGAACGTCGGGTCGCTGGGTGATATTGAGAAAGTGGCAAAGGTCTTTGTCCGCAATGAGCTTATCCCGTTACAGGACAGGATTCGGGAAATAAACGGCTGGCTCAGTCAGGAGGTCATCCGCTTTAAAAACTACTCACTGGACACTGACAACGGCTGAACATCGCCGCCTGCGGGCGGCTTTTTTACAACCCGCCATCACGCCCTCACACGCTCACCACCGCACAAAACAGCCCGCAGACACCCAACGCCCCGGCGCACAATCTAAACGCCGTCACGACGCGCTCAGACGCTGAAAAAATAAAATCAGCACCACCGCCAGCGCGCAGTGCTTTCCCCGCCTCGCCCGCCCGCTTCATGGGGCGGTTTTAATGCGGTTGCATTTTTATCGAAAGTCTCGTCTCACAAAACCCTCCCTTCACTAAATAGACTCATTATCCACATGCAATCTAATTCAAAAAAATGCATGTATAGTATTAAAGGTCATCAATTAAACCTAAAGGCAAACCGTCCTCACCAACCGAGCTATAATGAGCGATAATATTCGAAAGTTCACCAGTAGAAAACGAATTAGGCAAATCATTATCAACTAATATAATCTGGCACGGAACATTTTTTCTTTCTGCTTTTTGAACTGTATTCAATAGTTGTTCATAAATATTTTGATACTTCATCGGATCTGACATTCCCTCAAGGTCATCCTCGACTGCAAGAGTTTCTTTTGAATATTTTTCCTTGGTCTGTTTCCCTAAATATTTGCCAACCGTATCAAATATCAAAAGTAAAGGATGGTTAACATTATGATCTATTGCATAATCAAGAATAGACAAAAGATACCCAATAGAAGAAATAGTTCTCAAACCTCCGGACGTTATTTTAAAATATTCTTTTTCTCTTATAACAGGAATGTAATAGCTTTCAGAGATTTTTATCCCCGTTCTGTTTTTGATATTAATACCCTTCAAATACTGACTAAATCTATCACCTAAACCTTGTAAAATGCCCTCCATGCTAGGTGCGTTTTTCTTTAACGCCTCCAAGCGTTCAGTTAATGCTTCAATATCTTTTCTCAGTACCTGATACTTTTCAAGCAGTTCCTCTTGCTGGTTTCTAACCTTCAAATCTTTTACTAACTGCTCCCTAACTTTCTCATTTTTTGATATCTCTTTAATATAAAAATCTCTCTGAGTCAAGAATGGTGTAATCATTGACTGGCTTTCTTCGTCAATCAACTCTCTCAACTCGTCAAGTCGTTCATCTAATTCTTTTTTTATAACCTGATTCTTTTTTTAATTTAAATGACATTTCTGAGATCATGTCATTAATATTTCGTCTACGTCGACTAAGTGAATTCAACTCTTCATTAAGATCTTTTTCTGATGAAATTTCAAATGGAAAATCAGAATCATCTATTTTAATGTGGCTATCACAGATTGGACAGGAAAATACTTCCTTATCCAATACACCAATGCGAGAATTTGCTGTTTTAATCGCTTTGAGTTTTTCAATATCATTATCATAGTCATTTTTTAACCGCGAATATTTATCAATCTTATCCTCAAGCGCACTAATATTTAATATGCACTCTTTGTATTTAAGCGAAATAAAATTGTGAGCATCTTTCAATTCTGTATACTGCATGGAATCCGCTTTCATATTTTTATCGAGAGCAGACAAACCTGCAACAAGTTCTTCTAAAACAAGATCTATCCTATTAATCTCATCATCAATTGATTCAATTGTTTCATAGTCTGTATCGCGAAGAAATTCAGATATTATCTGATACTTCTTATTTAATTCAGTTACTAAACTACTTTTTGCAGATATTTCACCTTGGAGTCTGGCGATGCTTTCATCCAACACATTGAACATGTATTTAAAAACTTCTTTCGTAAATGCGTAGCGGGACCAATCACCCAATCGCAAGAAAGATTTACTACCAATATCATCCTGACTTACATAAACAAATTTATATATATTTCTAAAACTTAACCTGCGCATCTGTGAATGAGCTTTAGAAGGAGACACCTTAATTTCAATCTTTGGAAAATTAAGACTATCAAGTAAAAACTCCGAAAAAACACCATCAACATTTGATAAGGGGCTATAATTAGGAGCGTATTTTTTCGGAAAATGTTTATGTAAATCATCAAACTTACAACGATAAACTTCTATTGCTTTTTTATGATCATAGATATCTCTTACGATTGTGAATACAGTATCATTGATCACTACTTCAAGAGCAGCATAGTTTACTGATGTTTTTATTTCATCTGCTAAATCTATAGAGCTAGCACCTAAAAGATAATTAATAAACTCCAGAATGCTTGACTTACCTGTGTCAGAGTCTCCGTAGATAACATTGAGACCTTTATAAAAAGTAGTGACGTAGTTTTTACGAACGCCAACAAGAATCAAACTATTGATATTGAGATATGATTTCATCATTTCTCCTTGAAGACTTGATTTATAACAGAGTTTAACTTAGATGTAGGCAATGCTTGTAGCGGTAACAATGCTTCGGATAGTCGTTTTATTTCTTTAAAATATCCATCAGTCAATGAGCTAGCAAATTCCTTACCTTTTTCAGATAAAAATAATTTAACACTCTCATTATTTTTTTTCTCAGCTGAGAGCAATCCCCGCAATGACATAATTTTTATAAGATATTTCACTTTGGAATTGTCGAATAAGATATCTACATTTGATGAAAAACTCTTTATTGTATAAGTTAACTGGGACTCGACACAAGCAGGTTTTTTCCCCGAAACTGTAAGAGCATAATCTATTTTTGATGGGTTTTTTATCAGATACATAAAAAATTTGTATTTTATTAATATCTAATGATAACACTCCTTTTTTGCTATGAGATAATATAGATATAGCAATGGCAAGTATAGCAAAATTCAAGCTATACTCTTCATCAAGAGGAATATACGGCAAGTTATTTTTCTTCATGATTACCTCGCCGTAATTGCTCCAAAGTTTCTACGCTGGTTTCGGATGACCAGACAATATCCCTGTCATTTTTGTTAGCCAGTTGATGCAACATTCCTTTCTTATGTATCGTTTCTAAACTTTTTATAAGAGAATCTAACGACGACTTATCCTCCTGGGCTATTCGTCTATGAACAGCAGCAATAAATTTATCTGGGGAAATTGAATTCGCGATGTATTGCTCATACTCTTCCTGGTAAATCTCCCTTATTTTAGAATACAAATGACCAAGTAGTTTCCTATCGTAATCACTCGTAAAAATATTTCTCGCAAGCTCAGCATTATAATAATATTCCTTTGCATGCATAGCGATATCCTGATGTATATCTGCGACAATCATTTTTAAGACGAAATACTCATTATCATATTGTTTCTCATCAGAAAAACGCTCAACGCATATCTTCTTGGGTGCTTCTAAATTTATCTGCTGAATAAATTGCTTTACCGCAACAAACACTGTAGACGAGCTGTTTTCGGGCTTGCAAATTGAGCTATGCCCTTCATTAACTGCAATTGAGTTATTTCGTTCACTATCCATCGGTAATGCACTTTTTTTTATCAACTATAGTGTCATGAGAACCATAAACATATCTAGTGATAGGAAGTTTTTTGCTACAATTTATCCAGCGCCTATTCAATGTATCAGTCGCTTCACTTAACAATCCAAGATCTACTAACTGAGCATTTGAAGATACCATTGAAGTTATATTCGCTAATTTAGCACCAAAGTGAGGGACTGCTAACGAAATGAATCCAATTATATTAGATTGTTCCTCATGCTCAACTTTTTTTAGAATTAGATTTTTTGATATTAACCCCCCCATACTATGGGCGATTATTATAATTCGAGAGTAATCACTTAGCGTTACCCTAATCTCAGTATACAATAACTCAGCTATTTCATCAGTTGGTAAATTTCTCTCTAACTTATTTTTCTTAGAGAAAATACGAGCCAATAATCCTGACGTTTTTAGCATACGTTTGTGTAAATTTGGTGAAATAATTGAAACATGCAATATCAAATACATTGCTAATGTCTTCATCTTCTGCTAATAGTTTTGGAAATGAAGTTTCTTTATTAAAGTTCCATGTTTCCAAACCACCATTTAATCCATGTACAAATAGTATCAGGCTATCTTTTTTCTCGTGGCTTATCCATTCAACCATGCTCATATGCTTTTCTGCCGTGTATAAAAATTAAACCATAACAAACAATTCCTCAACAATAACATATTGTTACCCCGTTTGACCGTTTTTTTCAACTACCACTCACGCTGTCTGTCAAAAAAGTCGATATCGTTATCAAATTTAAAACGCTTATGCCCAAAATCCAAAACAGCTCCGCGAGCGAGAGCTTCAAGCTCCCAATAACTAGCCTGAATGTCACTTTGTGCAAGAAGAACCTTAATTTTCGGGATAGTCTTTCTCTCCTGCCTTGTCAACCGGGCGGATGGGGCAGGAAAGTAGCTTCGACCAATGAAAGGGGTAAAGCTCTGCTGTGAACGATTACTGCATTTCAGTTCATTACTCAATAAGTCTCTAAGTACCTTCATAATGCCTGGCTCGGTCCAACTTAGAATCCCTTCATCTATTAAATTTAACACCGCTGCAGCATGCTCAGTCGGTGTGGGAGCCGGTAACGAAGTATCACCGCCGGTGAGCTTTCCACAGTTATTGACAGGACTCCGAGGCGCGGCGATGCCGCTTTTTAAAGTCAAAGGCTCAACGACCGGCACTTTCGGAACAATGCGCCAGTCCGTCGTTCTGGTGATATGAATATGACGTGCGCCGAGATGCGGTGCGTAAATGCCGACCACTCTCTCGACTTCTTCCTCGTACTCGTTAACGTCATCCGACGGACTACGGGCGACCCTGACAGTCTGACAATCGCGCGGGACATTTGCCCCACCCTGCGCGCTGATATACAGCGCAAAATCGCCACTGTCTGCGGCAGCGCGTGCAGCCTCGACGCGTTCGTCAAACTCATCAGCAATGCTGACGCCGCGAGGTAATTTGCGTAGTTCACGGTAAGCCCCCATTGTCGGCAGGCCAACAGTTTTAAATTGCGGAATACGCCACGTTGACGCCCATGCGGTAACAGCCGCGGCAGTGTCTTTCAGCGGCCTGCCGGTATCGTTATCGAGCTGACCATCCAGTGCATAGCCGTCGATGTTTTTTGAAATGTATTTCGCGATATATCCCGCAGCACCGCCCCGGTTAAGGTGTTTTGCCTGAAAACGGTTTCGCGCAGCTCCTCTTTCGTCGCCATCCTCTTTGAGCGCGTAGCGACGCATGATTTCAATAATCTGGTTACGCTGGCGTGGATTACAAAAAAGCATCATATGCCAGTGCGGCGTTCCGTCGTGGTGTGGCTCGACGACACGCAAACCGTAGACCTGTAAATCATTATCCTTGAATGCCGTGCGCATCAGGCTCCAGATATGGCAGAGATAACGCTGCGCATCCTTTGGATTAAATGCCTCATCGTTCCAGCCGTGATTTAGCTGGACGGTTTTACTTTCGCCTTTTCCGACCTGACGTGTCGGGTGATACTTTGACGGCGCGGTCAGCGTGATAAACATCCCCACATCACCCTCTGCAGCGGCGTAACGCTCAATACCGGCGATGGTGTTCATCAGCTCCATCCGGCGAATTTCAGGATTAGAAATACTGCCCATCACCTTACTGATAAGGTCGATGCGCTCGCCGGTTTCCCTGTTTTCGAGGTCACACGATTTAAGAAATTCCAGATTTGCCTGGCGGCGCGCACGCACATCACGAATGGCATGTTTACTGGCATAAGGAGAACGGTCTTTATTGACCTCCCCGACAGCAATCAGTAACGCCTCATGCCAGCGCATACGCTGGCCTTTAAGCTGATGAGTCCACCACTCATCGTTAAACAGGCGGGCAATAGCAGAATATGCCTGCCTCGTGGTCATCTGCCCTTTACGGTATTTTTTCCAGTAAAGCGGGGAAATATTGAAAGCACGTGCAGCGCCAGCAACATGACCATACAGATGTGCCTGCGCCTCATCCGTAAACAGCGATTCTTTTTCGCCATGCGCATCCACCCAGGCATCGCAGAGTTCCTCATACATCATGAAAAGCTGCGATGAGATACGGGCAGCAAACTTTTTCAGCTCCTTGTCATTCATTCCCGGCAGGCGCGCATAGTGGTCACGCTCTGCCAGAAACAGCAACGACGCGTCGGTGTTCATTTCATGGCGCTGATTCACACGCTCAATGCGCGGCCATAAACGACGCTGAAAAGTGGATGTGAGGAAATAAAACCCGTGCACCGGGCTTTTATTGCGCCGGATGTAGTCATAGCGTGAAGTAAACAGCGAGCGCAAAAAGTAAGGCAGGCGGTTAATCGTGGATAAAACACCTTGCACCTGACGCATCTCGTCACGTGTAAGGGGTCTTTCGCGCCCGACGGCCTCGCGTGGCGCGTTCCATGCATAAGCACCGGTAAACGCCTTACCGGTGCCTGCGGCAAATGCTGACGGAGGGACAAAACGCCCGGAGGCTTTAACGGCCATATGAGCCAAAAGCCTCTGAACAACGCTTGCTGAGTTGCTCAACCTGCGCGTTTAAATCAGCAAAAGATTTTGCGTTTCCGGTCAGAATATCGTGATGCATCAGGCCGGAAACGAGCTGGCTTAATTTCGGGTAATAACCAACCACCGCCAGCCATTCCTGACCAGCGTTTTTACCGCTTTCCGCTCTCTTTTTCTCGTGGAGAATAAACTGAAAGCTGTCACTGGTAACGACATAACGTTCGCCAATTTCGATACGAATACTCATGCCATTCTCCGGTAATGCTTGTTTTTTGCTTCAAAGACTGACTGGCAGGAAACACAACGCGTGGCTGACGGATAAGCTGCACGACGGGCAGCAGGTATTGGCGCGTCACACTCTTCGCAAACCAGCGCAGAAGCACCGCAATGTTTTACCCTTGCCGCGTTAATCTGGCGCTCCAGTAATTCAGCCTGTTGTTCCTGAATAAAATCTACGTTGTCCGGCATTACCAGTTCCTTTTGTCGTTAAGGTTTTTAAATTCATCAGCGCAATAGCTGGCGATTTCTGTCGTTAATTTCGTCAGTTCATCCACGGAGGAGATTTGCTTGTGAAACACAGCGCGTTTAACAAGTAAATTGACCACATCAGACAGGAGGTTTAATTCGTTCTGATAAATCGCGATAACAGACTCAGTTATTTCGCGTTTTTCTTTATCAAGACCAAGTTGAATAAGAGACAAATCGCCATTTTTCATAACGGCGATTTTTAAGGCGTTATTCAGTAATACAACTGAACGAGAACAGGACATCAAAGCACCTCCCCGCGAGACAATCCGATATTGTGAAATTTTTCCGACTCCTGACTGAGCAGCTCGACTATCTCCACGCGGGATAACTCCGCCTTTGTGATGTGGCGAATCATGGCATCAAGATGAGAAGAAAAGCGCGTCGCAGCGTCGGCCTGTGCTTCGGTTCTGGCCTGTTGCAGCAGTAATGCGTATTTACCGCACTGATTTTCAGAAACTGTATGCATAACTTTCTCCAGGCAAAAAGAAGCCCCGCACGATTAAGTGCGTTAAAAACTCTGGTTAATTACTTAATGCAGATATTGCTCTGGTTTTACCGACGTCAGAATTGTCGGTGCATACTCAAACAGACTGAATAATTCACGTAATGCACGGAATAAAGCATCACGCCAGTAACATGACTCTTCATTAATTCGCCAGTATGGCTGGTTGAATTCTTTTTCAGTCAATCCGGCATGCATAAATAAAGTACGGCGCTGACTGACTGTTAAAAAACTAATATATGCATACTCACTTGCACCGACCTGACGACGTTTTGAGAATGCCCCACGCAATTCATCAATTGCACATACCAGTCGTTCACGTTCGACGTCGTTCATTTCTTCAAAACGCATCGTTGCGTGACGCTGTTTTAACTGCGCATGAAAGCAAACTGTTAGCCGTTCGCGCTCCATCATCTGATTATAATAATCACATGTATCCTGCCAGCGAGGAACGGCAAGATGCTTACCAATTATCCGGCGCATAGCTGCTGGCTGTTTTTCAACGAGATTGAGCGTCATCACTGTCATTTCCATACCCTCCGGCTTTTCAGAAAGGTCAGAGCCTTTTTTAACGGACTCTGTTTTTTGGTGCGGATAATGATTCCCTTACGCCCCTTACCGTGGGTGATGGTGAAGTCAATCGCCCTTGGGCTTTCGTTACGCAATAACTGAGCAATACAACGAGGTTCCGGCATAACTCCTCCTGAAACAGAGCCGGTTTTTAGCCATGTCCGGCACATGGTCTTGTGGTAAGATCGAATCGCCAAAAACAACCAACCACAAAAGGTGTAAAAATGGACAAAAAAACTGTTACTGTATTTCCAGACAAAATCACTATCGATGGTATTGTCAGTGAGGGTAAGATGAGACTACTCGCACACCTTCATACCGACTTAAACCTAAAAAGCGATAATGTTCTTGCAATTAGTATTCAACTCGAGCAATTAAAAAATCTTCATGCTACTATCGGCGAATACTTAGAGCTGAATAAAGAAAAATAATTTCAATCTACTTTGCGCCATGAGTATTTTTGCATTCCTGGCGCATATTTTTCTACAGCATTAATAATACTCAGCGCATCAAATTCGCTATAACCTTTTTCGTCACCCGATAACTTTGATACTCCGTAGTACACATGACCGATAAACCTGTCATTTTCATAACAAGCTCTACAGTATAGAGTCACATAGTTGCGTAATGGGGTTAGCTCGCAACCAATAATAGAAAGATCACCAAAACGCAAAACCTCAAATTTACTTGATTTGCTTCTTTTTGTTTTAGTTGGGGCATGTTGATTCTGGCTGATTAACGCAAATGACTCTTGTAAATTATTTATAATCTCATTACGTTCATCTCTTTTGTTATTTTCCAGCCTGACACATCCACATTTAATTAAATGCGTCAAAGTCTCAATTTCTGCAGCTCTTACAGGTAAAGCCAGAAAATTAACTTCTTCTTCTAATTTTTTCGCTTCAATTTCTATGTCATCAACTATGGCTGATACGTTAGATTGCCCTTCAATCGACAAAAGTCTCGTGCGCAGCTCGATGATCAACGATTGAATTTTTTTTAGCTGCCGTGTTTCCTACTATAGTGTTCATAACATGCCCTCACACCATACGCCCTAATTTCGACTTGCTATAACTAATGCGGTTCTTCCAGTCATGCCATTCTGTCGGAGCTTCATCGACTAGTTGAGCTGCATATTTGTCCCACTCACGACGATTAATCCATAACTCAGCATTCCCCCCTGGCTTCAGTGGGTCTGTCATATAGAACGCAGGGAGCTTGCCTGCTCTCGCCATTTCTGCTACAGCGCGTGGTGTCTTACCTATGTAAAGAGCAAAACCCTCTTTCGACAGCAAATCTGAAGGCACAGCAGCCAATTTAACTGAATGACGTTTTGCTTTTGTAAGAACTGAGACTTCTTGTCTTGTCTCGTCAGAAATTTCAGATCCGACATTCATTTTGCTATTCTCCTAATTGGCTCCACAAACTAAAGCTAGTTAGAGTTGGCTAGAGTTAGGTGTGGAATATCACAACGGATTAAAAATAAGAGATCTGATTCATTATGTCAATTGAGATTCGTGAGAAACTTAAACTTATTCGTGAGTCTGAACGCCTCAAGAAGAAGGAAGTAGCTGAAATGACAGGTATTAATTACGTTACCTATGTGGGGTACGAAAATGGGAAATCATCCATTTCACATGACGCGGTAGTGCGACTTCTGAAACACCCAAGATTCCGTAAATATCGTGACTGGTTCATGTTTGATGAGACAGATCCCGCTGCCGGACAAATAGCCCCGGCGCTCGCACACATTGGGCAAGACTCAACAACCTTGCACCACTCAGACCAAAAGACTGGCTGACGATTTATTCAGCATATGTGTGCAGTAAATGTACGAAAGAAAATTGCATTAATTTTCAAGTAGTAGAAGTAAACAGCGTCATCGGAGGGCTTTATGTCTATTAAAAAGCTCGATGATGGTCGTTATGAAGTGGACGTCAGACCGCAGGGTGCAGATGGAAAACGTATCAGGCGGAAATTTAAAACTAAAGGTGAAGCTCAGGCATTCGAACGTCATGTACTGGTTAACTTCCACAACAAAGAGTGGTTGGAGAAGCCGGCCGACCGCCGAACTCTTACAGAGTTGTTAGGCAGATGGTGGATATATCACGGAAAATCACATGAGCGTGGAGATATTGAACGAGGGCGTTTGACGACAATAATCGCCAAATTTGCTGAGATGGGAGTGTCCAGGGCGGACCAGCTAACAAAGAAAACGATAACTGATTATCGCGTTGTAATGATGAACGATGGTCTAAAACCAGCCAGCGTAAATCGGCATCTGGCAATAATGAGCGGGATGTTCACCAAGTTAATTGACGCCGGTGAATATCACTCTCACAACCCGTTCCGTGAGGTTAAGCGGTTACGTGAAGCTGTTACGGAAATGGCTTTTTTGTCCAGTGAAGAGATTACGCGGCTGTTATCCATGCTTGATGGTGATGAGTTAAATGCAACTCTGGTCTGCCTTTCTACTGGTGGACGCTGGAGTGAAGTGTCTAATTTGAAAGCTGAACACATCATTAACCAGATGGTTACGTTTATGAAAACTAAAAACGGAAAGCGCAGGACAATTCCCGTTTCGCAGGACCTGATTAAACGGATCAAGACCAAAAATTCAGGCAGGCTTTTTAATGCCAGTTACTACAAAGTGCGCAACGCTCTCAGGGAAGTAAAACCCGATTTACCTGACGGACAGGCAGTGCATGTTTTGAGGCATACATTTGCCACACATTTTATAATGAATGGAGGTAACATAATCACATTGCAGCGCATCCTGGGTCATTCTGACATTCAGCAAACTATGACCTACGCACACTTTGCACCGGATTTCTTACAAGATGCTGTGACTCTTAACCCGGTGTCAGGAATGTCCATAATGCGTCCATAA